TGGCTGGGAAACCTTGGCTCAGCCCATCGCCCCGATCAGACTTGACCTCGCGGCCTGATCAGGCCCAAATCCACATGCTCGGAGAACGCCGCCAGAGAATTTCCACCAGATTCGAGACACAACCCAGGCAAGGATGCCCGCCGCTGGATGGTGAGCTACCTAGCGGGCAAGTCGGTGGAGTGTCAGCTGACTGGTGAGCGGTCGTATGACCGTTGGATCGGCGTATGTTTTGCCGAGGGCGTCGATATTGGTGGGGCGGTCATATCAGCGGGTCACGCTTTGGATTGCCGAAGGTATTCCGGTGGCAGGTATCGGCACCTGGAGACGCCAGCGGCTAAGTCGCGGATCCGGCGGGCTGGTTACTGCCGATAGGAGTTGAGACAGGGGTGCAGATGCGTACACCTGCAGATCTCTCCAGTCGCCCAACAAGCAGTTCATGTTGGTTGGGCGGATTGAGGAGTTTCGTCGCAGGCTGAACCGAGGGTAGCAATGCGCAGTAAGCAGGCAAGTTTCCGAAAAATCTGCTCTCGCGTTTCCTGACGCTTCCGGCCCTGAGCCGCCTTCCGCCCACCACCCCGCTGCCGCGCCGCAGCTTCACCAGACCGGCCATTCGTCCATGGCGCAGCATTTCCGGAGGATGAAGGTCGGCAGGGCGGGACAAAGCAGACGTTTTCTCTTGAGGGCCGTCGAGAGGTTGCAAGCGGTTTGCGTCATCATTTCCAATATGCTTCAACTGGTATTTGGCAATGAAGGAAAAGATATGAAAGTTATTTCAAGACGAAATTTGCTAGCAATGCTTGCAATTACGGGGATCGTTGGCTGCGCTGAAGGTACCACCGTAGTCACAGGAGAAAAGCGAGCAGCTATTAGCGCAGGGGAAGTTCAGTTGTTTTCAGCTGCACCTAAAACACCGTATCAGACTATAGCTCTCGTAAATGCGAAAAGTGGCAACGGCTGGACCTCTCAGCAGTCAATTGACTATGCCGTTGATGAGCTAAAGAACCAAGCGGCAGCCGTCGGAGCGAACGGGGTTATTCTCGGACAACCAGGATCGCAGCTGGGCGGATTCGTTATGAGCGGGAGTGTGGCTATCCCTTATGATGAGAAAACTGTTTCTGGAATTGCAATATACATCCAATAAGTGGAAGAAAAGCGCAGCAGGCTTTGGGTTCAGACAGTCAGTTTTGCGCCCAAAGCCGCCTTGCGGCGATGCCGCGTGTGGTTTTCACCCTGAACACTCTGTCGCCGGCCTGATCGACAGACCTGGTTGACTGCTGTCAGCCCAAACACGACCTTCGCACTACGCACGGCAAAGCATATGCAGTGTGTGCGAAGCAGTCGCGTGTTTTCCGTTAAGCTGCCATTTAGCGAGTGTTCGGAACCCTGATTGAAGCTGCACCCGAAGCGCGCCCTGGAATCCATTCCTGATGCAACCAATCAGACAGGCAAAAAGTACAAAAATCTACTTAGAGGCTAGTGACGGCAAAGGTCTCATCAGACTGCGGTAAAGGGAATTTCCCTGAGTGCTAAGTGTGCTGACACACCCCACTGGCGCGCATCGTTGTGTCTAACGCAATGCAAGCGCCTGTATCGCGTAACTGGAAGGGGGGCTGGCAGCGGGCTGCGTAATTCACCCTATTGGGTATATTTGGTGCGTGGGGTCGTACCACAAAACGTGAAAAACATTCACTTTCCGGTGCCCCCAGACGCGCTCAAGATTGCCCGCACGAAATCTGAACAGCACTTCATAAAACCTATCAGTTTCGATCATTCGGTCCTGCGCTTCTTCGCAGATATCATCGCAACCCATGTTATGGTGCATTTTGTGACCTGAATCAGATCCGAATCCGTCAATCTCGGCCCAAGTCAAATTGGACCACTCAACAAACCTAGGCTCTATTTTTTCAGACCATTCATGGTCACACCACTGGCGCGCAACACCCCAACTCCACGAACCTTCTACATCGGGGTTTTGGCACTCAATGACTACTTTCATTTGAAAAATAGAGTCTGGATTAGCGCCGACCCTGACTTCCTTCTCGGGCTTCTCTTCTATGTATGCCTGCACGAGGCGCGCCGATTTTTCCTGAGCCAGCAAGGCTTTCAGGTTCTTTCGTGCTATGCGGGCCTCTGATTTACTAGGCTGGCTCAAGGGTTGAATAGTACTCTGACATTGCCTGAGGCGTAATCTCGGTGTTCTGCCCCTGAGCGAAGGCGTCCTTCCACGGGTTTTCCATGTGAGTCAGATCACTAAGCCACTGCGCGTTTTTTGCACCATAAAAGTCCAAAACACGTCCTATCGTTTCACGTTGCGCCTCGTTAACGGTGCTTGAATCGCCGCCATCCACGCTGACAATCTTGAATTTACCTTTGTTCGCTTCCCAGAGTTCGCGAACTACCGGACCGTTGTCCCAAGCTTGTATTTGCTCCTCAAAAAGCAAATCATCGTCCCAGACGGTTGCCCAAGCCTGCGAGTAATATACTAATTTTTGAAGCTTCATGGACGTCATAGGCCCATTCGTTTCCAAAATATACTGTGCAATATCCTTGACCGGCATTGTTGCTAGTTCCTCTTCGTTACCCGATAGGTAGAGCCTTCTTGGAGGAAAAACAAATCAACTTTGAGAAATAATCCGCCACAAGCACCCATCTGGCCCGAAGTCCTGCGCCACATGCCCGTCTTTTTGCGCCCTTTGCAGCGCGTCACGCACCCGCTTTAGGACATCGGGCCTTATATCATCACCCCATCTCATCAACGACCGCTTTTCACGCGGCATCGCAGCGGACGAGGGCTGTGTTCGCAGGCCGAAAGACGGACTTTGCAAAACCAGCTTTCTGCGCATTGCTGCCCTTGATGGGGGCCACAGCACCGAGAGACGGCTGTTTGGCAGCTGAATGGCTGCTTTCACCTTCCCGACGCATGACCCGAGCACTTGCAGCGAAAGTCTGGAATCCGCCCTTTCCGACTGGCGGGACCACTACGCCCCGCCAGCCAATGCCCCCTATCAGATCAACCCGATACGCGGCTCAAAGTTGGATATGATCAGCTCGGCCGCATCTGTCGCACCACCAGCAGCGACGGTATATTTCAACCGCACCTGTTCAAACTCAAACCCGGCGAACAGCTCGCGGATCTCGGGGCAGTCGTTGATTGACAGGATGAACTTGCCACGGATCGCACCCAGTTGCTCCGCCATCGCCTGGAAGGCGCTGCGCTCAAACAGGCCCTTGCCATAATCGCTTTCACCGCCCCAATAGGGTGGATCGAGGTAAAACAGCGTCTTGCTGCCATCATAGCGGCGGATCAGATCTGACCAGTCGAGGTTCTCGAAGATGACGCTTTCCAGCCGTTCATGGGCCGCCTCGAGGATTGGTTCCAGGCGCGACAAGCTAAACCGGGACGGACGATCGGTGGCCACGCCAAAGACACCGCCGAGCTTGCCGCCAAAGGCCTGGCGCTGCAGATACAAAAACCGGGCGGCGCGCTGCAGGTCTGTCAGGGTGGCGGGATCGGTTTTGCGCAGCCGCTCAAACTCCCGGCGCGAGGCGATCTGATAGCGCATGACCTCCATCAGCTGCGGCAAATGCTGCTGCAGGATGCGGAACAGATTGGTGATTTCACCATTGAAGTCATTGGCGACCTCGCACTGCGGCTTCCAGCTGCGGCGCAAAAAGACACCGCCCATGCCGACAAAGGGTTCGGCATAAGTGGCATGGTCGACGGCCTCGATGCGCGCGATGATGCGGGCACTCAGGGCCTTTTTGCCCCCAAGCCAGGGGGCGACGGGCGCGGCAGGGCGCACCTTTGTCATTGTTGTCATTGCTGATTCCAGAATATGGGGTGCCCACTCTCGCGAGAGTCGGGCGACATCTTCTGTTGGGTATGTCGGCGCAGCCGCTTTGAACGGATGGCTGCGTGGGAACGGGTGTTAGCGCACCCGATCCCCCCGCTAGGGCGCGGAGGGATCAGTCTTTAAGAATTGGCTGGGTCAGGATCTCCGCCACAGCCGTCAACCGGCCATTGGCGCAGGAACGACCGCGCGCTTCGGCAATGAGGGCATCCGAGATCTGGCCCTCAGATTGCGGCAGCGGGCCGGTGTATCCGGCGCAGGGCTGCAGCAGATCGGGCGGCACTTGGGGCGGCGGTATGACCACCTCACTGGCTGGTTGAGAACAACCGGCCAGCAGTAGCGGCAAGCAAAGGGGATAAAGGCGCATCGCGGCCCTCCATGTTTTGCAACTCATTTGATAGCGCCGACCATTGACGGGCCTCATCGGCAGCGCGGTCCAGGTGGGCGCGGTGAATGCGGGCGGTCTCGGCGGCTTGCTGCAGGCTGGCCTGCGCTGTTGCCAGATCCGCCTGCGTGGCGGCCAGTTCGCCGCGCAGCCGGGTGCGGTCATTGAAGGCATCGCCAACAAACCAGACCAGTCCAGCCAGCACCCCCACCAGGGCAAGCCCTGGCAGGTTGCGCAGACCCCAGGCCCAAAGCTTGGCCTGCATCATGCCGCCTCTTTCAGCGCCTGATGGCACATGGCGCGTTCAGCGCCGCGCCGATTTACCAGCCCAGCCCAGACGCGCCCGCCTGCCTTGTTCCAGCGCGGCAACTCATTGCAGGCGCCTGTGAGATCCCCGGCATTGGCCTTGCGCACCAGGGTCGAGCGACAAGCAGCCCCTGCCCCGACGTTGTAGGTCCAGCTGACCAGGGCGATCTTCATGCCCACCGGCACCGGGTGGGTCAGGCAGCGGTCCAGCGCCGCCTCATAGGCCAGGATCTCGCGCGCCAGCATCGCATCGCAGTCCGCCTTGCTGTAGCTGTCGTCTGGTTGCACCCCCTTGGTTTCGCCATAGCAGACGGTCCAGACGCCAACGACATCGCGGTAAGCTTGCGTCCGCAGCCCCTCCCACTGGCCAATGAAGCCAATGGCGCCGGACATCGCAATACCGCTGCCCGCAATCAGCCCAACCGTGCGCCGCCGCATCGCGCCGCTTTGGTCCCGACGGAAGGCTGCAAGCTCAGATAGCCCGTTCTGCAGCACCAGCCGCGCCGGGATCGCCAGCGCCTGACATGTGGCCGAGGCCATGGCAAAATACAGCGGGTCCCAGCCCAGCATGCCGGGTTGAACCAGGGCCAGGAAGTATCCGCCCAGCAGAACCAGGCTCGCCAGGATGAGCCAGACAGACCAGGACTTGCCAAGAGTGGCGCGCCAGTTTGAGATCAGTTTCATATGATGTCTCCAATGCAAAAGACCCCGCCAAAGGCAGGGTTGGGTTCAGGTTTTGGGTTTTGTGGTTTCGTTACGGCTTAGTTCGCACCAGCCATTTGGTCAGCAACACCTCAGCCCCGCGCGGGCCAATGTAAGCCGCCAGCGCCACAATGCCGGTGGTCACGGTGGGCCCGGCGCCCATATAGCTGGCAATGGCCTCGCCAATGATGGCCATGCCGATGGCCACCGGGATTTCCCAGAGCAGTTCCG